GATGCGTAAGATACAGAATAAGAACCACCAGAACCACCTGCGCCACCATTTAATTGTGTGCTATTTGAACCAGCAGTTCCAGCAGATGCTCCTGAACCTCCAGACCCACCAGCAGACTGCGTTCTACCAGCTCCACCACCGCCACCACCGCCTCCAGCAGTAGCTGTATAATATTGACCATGTTTAGTGGACTGCCTACCTCTACCATAAGCACCGCCACCGCCGCCGCCGCCACCTGCTCCACCATTGATTCTATCTTGGTTATCAATAGTAATTGGGAACTGTAACTTAATAGCTGTGCCACCATTACCGCCATTAGCACCTGCATTTGCTCCACTATTACCACCATTTCCACCAAGACCACCTTTACCCATAATCCTGTCGTTATTAACAAGTTTAATAGTGTCACCAGATGCAAATACACCTGTATCTAAAGATGGGTTAGAAGTAGATGTTGAACCTAGCCTTGCATTGACTGTAAGAATTACGTCTGTTTTACCAGCAGAATATGTTGGGTCTGCTGATGCTTGTGTGTATATGTTGTAGTTATTAGTGTTAGCACTTATAGCTAAGTTAATTGTTACTCTATTACTTGTACCATAGAAATCAGATAAACTTATCTCACCACTAGCAGGTACACCAGTATCAGCACTATAGTATTCTGAAAGGCTAGTTGGTGCACTACCACCAAACTCACCTTCTACGTCACCTAATGATATAGCACCAGTTGTTTGTAATGCCATTATATAGTTCCATAAGCTGTTACATCACCTACCACTGTTAGATTGCCTGAAGCATCTAACTTCATCTTATTTACGCCACCAGTAGCAAAGTACAATACTCCTGCTGATTCTGTAATAGTCCAGTCACCTAAGTCTACTGTTGTTATGTTAGCTGTTGTTATTGTTAAGCTAGCAGCACTATCCCCAGACTCTAAGTACGTACCTAAGTCACTAATCTGTGACTCTGTAATACTTAGTGCAGCTTGGTGTTGTGTAACACTAGACTGTGTAATGTTAGCGTCAGGAACATTAGCCCATGTTACTGCTGCTGTTAGGTCGTTTGTTTCAGTAAAGCTAGTTAAGTAACCTGCACTTGCATGATTACCCCAACCATAAGCTGTATCCCATTGACCAACCTTTGGGTCAGTAATAACATTAACACCCATGTCAATGTTGTTTAAGTTAGCGTCTAATGTACCACCTAACTGTGGTGTAGTATCTTCAACTAGGTTTTCTATATAAGAACCTAAGTCAGATACTTGTGACTCAGTAATTGATAAGGCTGCTTGATGTTGCGTTACACTACTTTGGGTAATGTTTGCATCTGGTACGTTTGCCCAAGTTACAGAAGCTGTTAAGTCATTTAACTCTACAACACCTTCGTCACCTTCTATGTTACCCCAAGCTGTACCTGTCCATACTTGTAGTTTATTACCTACAGTATTAAAGTATAAAGCACCTGTTATAAGTGCATCACCATCATTATCTACAGTTGGTGCAGATGCCTTAGCACCTAAGTATCTATCGTCAAAGCTGTCATAAGAAGCTGCTGCATTAGCCTCACTTGTCGCTGCATTGGTTGCACTAGTAGCTGCATTGGTTTCGGAAGTTGAAGCGTTTGTTTCTGATGTACTAGCATTGCTTTCGCTTAAAGCGGCAGCAGTAGCAGAGTTACTAGCATTGGTTTCTGAAGTGCTTGCATTTGAAGCACTGTTGCTTGCATTAGTAGCAGATGTACTAGCATTAGAAGCGGAAGTAGAAGCATTACTAGCAGATGTAGCTGCTGAACTAGCAGAAGCTGCTGCTTCGGTAGCTTTTTCCGTAACTGCTGTTACTGTAGCATCTGTAGTAGAATCACCTGCACCACCTATACCTCTGTATATTGCCATCTACTTATCCTAAAAATCTTCTAAATATGATTGTAGCTAAAGCACCTACGAAACTAGCTACAGTTAGTCCTACCCAAAAAGCACCTCGTGACTTGTTGGCTAGGGCCAATAATTGTTTTAGGTCGGCTTCCATAGAATCTACTTTTTCTTCTAAGGACTCGACCTTACTCAGTAGCTTTCCATATTCTACTGGGTCTATTTCGTTTGAACTCATATTGGTATCCTATATAAAGGAAAGGGGTAGTTGCCCACCCCTGTCCATATACACTAAAGTATTAAGGTGCTGCTGTTGCTGGTGTAGCGTCAGAAGCAAATGCAAGTTGAATTGCTGCACCGTCACGAAGTTCTGCAACCCCGTAGATTGTGTCAGCAGTCATCAAGTCACCTAAGTACTCTTGCTTGTATTGAGTCTGAACACGAACACCCATTTGCTCTGCAAGGATGAAAGCGTCACGATGACCCAAGATACCACCTACGATACGACCATCTGCAGCGTTTTCAGCAGCAGACTCAAGCTCAGGTAGGTTAGTAGATACATAGATTTTGATGCCGTAAATGTCACCAAGTAAACCGTTTTCTACTGGACGACCATTTACGAAGTCAGAAGAATTGAAACGGTCAATACCTAAGATGTCCTTCTTAACTGAAGGAGGAACAACCATGAAACGATTGTCCATAGGTACGTCAGCATCATCAAGCTCTTGAATAGCTTGACGGAAGCCTAAGTCAGTGAATACGTCAGCAGCAACAACTGTGTCAGCAGCATAAGCTGTTAAGTTAGTTGAGCTATCCATGTAGTAGCGACCACTTAGTGAGCTACCTAAAGCACCTAAGTCAGAATCCATTTGACGAGCAAGTGCATAACCAGCGTCTTCTGTGTAGAAAGAACGTAGTGATGGTAATGCTTGAACATCAGTGATGTCTTCGATTAAACGAGAATACTCAAAGTGCTTGTCGATAGAGACAGTGAAGTCTGTATCAGCACCAACAATTAAGTTTACTTGAGTGTTTTCTGCTTTAGCAGTAGCTGAACCACGAACAGGCTTAGGGATATGGATAGTATCACCCTTCTTGCCTACATGATTCATTTTCTTTACTAGATTAGCGATTACAAGATTAGACTTGTAAGCCGCAGCGATTTCGTCAGACCAAATCTCTGGGACAAAAGCATCCACGTTAGTTGGCGTGACGTGATTAGAATTACCTAAACCAGCCATTATATATATCTCCTATAAGATAAAAAGTAAAAAGTTATTTAACCCTTCCTTCCCTATAGGCTCTATCAAACTCGTCGACATTCGCCTTATAGCGTTCGGGGTCCTTTATCATTAAATTGACAATGTCAGAGCGTTTGTAGATTTTTCTTGATGCAGGTTCGGAAGAACCTTTAGTTGAGCCAGTTGATGCTTTCTTTCGTTGTTGTTTGTTGTCTTCTTGCTGCATATTAGCTGTCTTAGTAACGATTTCTTTACGTTCGTTCCAAGTGCCTAATAATTCATCAGCAGCGTCAAAGTCCCAATTATTCATTCTATTGAGTAATTCTTGACGTACTCTTGAAGACTTAATCCATTCAACAAAGTTGTTATCATTAACAGTTTCAGCAATATTAGGGTACTTTGACATAATTTTATTATGCACAGCTTCCCTTTGCTGTTGCGCTAAGAATTCTTCCATTTGTTTAATTTTAGGATTATTCTCAACACGACTATTAACATACTGGTCAGGTTCATCGAAGATATCTACTTCAGGTTCTGACGGTTGTTCTGGGCTATTAGACTTGTGTTTCTCTAAGTTAGATTCAATATAGTCATCAACAACTTTTCGTAAGTCACCTAGTTCACTACCCTGTTTGCCTAAAAGTCTTTCAGCTTCCTGGTGCATACGCGCCACTTCCGCTACGGACTTGTTAGCATACTTAGGGTCAAGTTGGTCTTGGGTGTCTGATTGAGCTGTTTCCTCGACTTGAGCAGCCTGTGGTTGAGTGTCTTTTTCTTCATCTATCTCATTAGAGATATTAACAAGGGTCTCGTTATCTTCTAGAATTAACTCTTCTTGTAGAGGTTCTGCGATACGTTGTGTCATTTTAATAATTTCTCCGTACTTTCGTATTGTGGATTGTCTTAAGATTTGGCGGCTTTCTCGTGGTCTCTAGCCCATTTCATAGAATAACCAGGAAAGGTATTATCTAGTGAAAAAGAGACTGGAGAAATTATCCGCTGTGCGTTGTGTCCACATACTGGGCATATAACTTCTCTTTGGTCGGGGTCAGTTAGGTGCTCAGTGGTGTGGTTGTTGGTGCAGGTGAAGTCATATAATCTAAGACTCATTAACTGCTACCTTCTTTTTCCTCAATGAGGATTTCTTCATAGGCGTTCTCGATTGAGTTTTGCCAATTAAGTAATCTTTGAAATACGTCAAGTTTGCCTTGCGATATGTGCAGGTCTTTAGCGTCTTTCAAAGACATTATGTTGATTGTTAAGGCTGCTGACTGTATGTCTTCTTGGAATTGTTTCCAACCATCAGTCATAAATAAGTCAGCATAATCTTCGTAATATTTTTGCAATTCAGGTGTCATAAGTGTTGACATTCTCCTTATTATGTGTTATATAATATTATAGCATATATTTACTAAAAAGTCAAGTTATTTTTTAGCCATTTGCATTTGGACTATATCTTCCCTTGATTCAATTTCTCTTTGTTTTAATTCTAACTTAGCTATCTCAACAAGGCGTTCAAAGTCCCCTATAGGCATATTCTTAGCCATAGCAGCTATACGCTTAGTTTCTTCTTCAATAGGTAGTAATTGAGTTTCTACTTGATTTTGCTCTATCCTAGATACAATTTCTGCTGTCTGTGCCTTGATGTTTTCCAACTGGGCTTGAGCAGCCTGCATCTGCATTTGTATTTCAGCTTGCTGTAGTTGTTGCTGTTCAGGGTTAGGCTGATTAGCCTGGCGCATAGAAGCAATAATTTCTTCACGATTAGCTAGTCCCATGTTGTCTACAATAGACTCAATAAGCATTGGGTACATTGGGGACTCAGGAGACATGGTTTGTAGTAACTGTACTAACTGTGTTACTTCGTACTCGCGAGCAATAATACCTAAGGAACTAGAAGCTACGAACTTAAAGTCCTGTGCAGGATATAACTCAGGTGTGTACTGCATGTAACGACAAGCGGATTTCTTAACAAAAGGTATTAAGAAGTTTTCTTGGAAGTTAATTAGTGTACGCTTATGTCGTTTGATAATTGCACCAAGTGACATTGAGATACCTGCGGCAGTAGCTTCACCATTAATAGAACCT